TCATCAGCAGCGGGCCCATCACTATGACCAATGTGACCAGCAACACAATCGCGGTTATTGAACTGCCTATTTTCATGATCGATCCTATTTGTTTACTGTATGTCCATATTATAGCAAAATGGCCAAGACTGGTCAACCACTATTTTTGGGCTGGGATTCTGGGGTTTTGCGTATGCCGTGGAAAGTGAACTGGTCCCACCAACTGCCACGCTGCCACTGATCTCGGAAATCTTCGGCATCATCACGGCGTGCGAAAAACCGCCGGTGAACCATGTCCTCACCGTGGTAGCAGTGGACGTGATATCCGTAACTGACTTCGTCTAAATGTGGGCTCACAATGGCCTGGCGCGACATCTATTGCTCCTGTTGTTTACTGTATAACGCAATTATAGGCATTGGGCCATTATTGGTCAACCTCACGTGCTGCGCAGTCGGGCCCACATCGCAGTCTTTTCCAAGTCTGCTTGGAACTCTGGATAGACCTCATCCAGTTTGTTTCGGTCCACTTCCTGATAACCTTTGTCCAGTTTCTTGCGAAAGTGAAGGTCGTGGATGTGGGCATACAGCATGGGTTCGGTGAGCTTGGTCTGCAAAGCCCGACCACGGCGACCCCAGAATATCATCCAGATGCCGTAGACACTGATTTTGTAGTGCGAATCTTTTCTACTCACCAATACTGCGCCCCAGACTTTGTCGCTGGTGCCTTCCTGACACCAACCAATCATGCTGTGTTCAAAGTCCATGATCAACACCAAGTTCGGTGTTTTTCGGCCACCCATTCACTGCCATCGTATTCTTTGATCTGCCACTCTACATCGTCGGGGATCTCAACCACTCGGAGTTCAGACACATGGGTATCAGCCGCTGTGCCCAGTTCTTCCACCACGGCAACCAACACAGGGTCGTCACGATCGAGGTCACGGTCAAAGAACTCAGACACTGGCTGGGTCATGCCCTTCTTGGCCACATAGGCCTGCTTGGCCTCAAGGCTGAGACTGAATCCACCGTGACATGCGTTGATCACTATTTTCATCACCACCCCACATTCTTGCTGGCTTGCACTGCGTCACACTGGCCGCGTTTTTGAGCCATGACCCGAGCATAATACTCACCGGCCTCTCCCTGGAACATCTCATGTCCCGGTGGATGGAAACGCCAGTGGCTCAACAAGGTTTCATAGCTGGCATCGTCTATCCATTGTCTTAGTTCGGGGCTCATGATTCGACCCCAAAATATTGTTTCACGGCCCAGCTCATCCTAAGTTTGAATGACGGGTCCACATCCTGTGATTCTATGATGCCTGCACACTTCTCCACAATCAACTCTCCGAACCTTTCCAATTCATCGTGGGTTACAGTAATAGCAGGTTTACTACCAAGCCATTGGTTAGATTCTGCTTTAGCCTGTTCAGCAAGTTCTTTAATTCGTTGGTTCATCGTGTTCTTTCTCATAGCAAGGAACGCATACAGTATTATGGCCACCAGGACCGCCCATGCCCGAGATCCAACCATTGCATTTACCGCATGTCATCACTGCCGCAGTGTAGATATAACCACCACGGGGTTGGACAATGGGTGCCCAAGTGTCTCGACCAGTTTTACGATAGCCCAAGATTTCATCGTTCATTCTTCAACTCCGAAATGTTCTTTAATCCCTTTACCTAACTTTTGAGCTTGGTTGATTGATCCGTGTATAATCATTTTCTCAGCCAACTCATCTGTGTTAAGTTTAGACAATGTATCTTGATTCTGTAGGGTAGCTTGATTACAAATATCAACACATTCCCGAACAATCAACTCGGCGAACTTTTCAATAGCCTTGCGATCATACTCATCCATTTCATCCCAACAACCTTGTGCTGTTAGTCCTGCATGATACATCAGTTTATCAATTCGTTCGTTCATGCCACAGTCTCCAGTTTAAAGTCATCAGGATCATCCACCAACTGGCTCTCGCTCACTTGAGTCCACTTACCATCAATACGCACTTCCAACTTTACTTTACGCAATTCACGTTGCAATTCTCGTTCCATCTCATCCAGTTTGCCAGTCTGCCGCATCACTTCCATACGGTGCCATGTCTTGAATTCTTTGGTCTCCGTCATCTTGACAAAGGCATCACGCTTGTTATCACCCTGACTACGACTAGCCTCACTATAACCATGCGCTCGGCTTGCCCTATGAGTGCAATGCACCGCGCTGGATGTTTTGTTGCGTTTCTGACCACCTGCACCTGTGCCTTTGGTGTAACTCCAATCACAATCTTTAGCAGTCACGCTGAACAACAGTTTCTTATCCACGATCCTTCACCTCAAAAATATAATGACCACCTCTGCGGCTCTGCACCCAACAAAAAGACCAGAATGTCATATTCCTATCTTTCAAACTCAGCTGGCTTGAACTGGCCGCGCTCCATGTCCTGTTCGGTAGGAAACTGTGGTGGTTTTGTTGGTAGCTTTCGGATTATCCGAGTGTGCTCATAAACACGCCATCCACACAGAAATCCGTGTGCAAAAATCTTCTCAGCCTGTTCTAGGCTGTCACATTCGTATGTTGCGTAGTAGTGCTCAGTGCTGTTCCCGCACGTGTCTCCGTAATACGCATAAACATCAACCTTCATATGTTACTCCCAAAAGAACACGCATTCCATCTTCCCATCCCGGTCAGTGTAGGAAACCTTCTGTCCGGCACCAAGTTTGTCTGTCCTCAAATCCGGAGAACTTAACACCCTTTTTGCAATACGCTTTACCATTGAAAGGTTAATACTATCAGTAACATCGTAACCAGGGCCATACTGACTAGACCCAGTCTCGGTGTAATAATACTTACCATTACACCCACACATACACCCTTTCTTGCCAGAATACACCTTAATGATATCCATCACAGAACCTCTTCTTCTTTTTCTTTCATTGTTCAACTCCGAAATTTTTCTTAATCATAAACTTCATAAAGTCTAGGTCACCGTCTTTGGCATACGAAAGGCATTCCTGCACAATCAACTCGGCGAACTTTTCTAATCTTTCCGGAGATTCTTCGCCGATATCATAATGCTGTCTCCACAACCCTGCTTCTTTAGCAAGTGCTCGAATTCGTTTGTTCATTCTTTACTCCATAAACCTATAATAAAGGCAATTGGCATTACTGGCAAAAGAAGTGGCCAATCATACCAACGAGTTTTTCTAAATTTTTGTCCCATAATATGAAGGAAAAATACAATCCCAATAACAGTCCAAACAACATATAGACCCACACCGATTAGAAGGGTGTTCATTCTTCAATTCCGAAATGTTGTTTAATCTCGTCCCTGATCTCTTTCAACGCATCGTAAGTCCATTCGCAAGCCATCTCACCAGCGGCACTATTGCCAACAGGAATGCGATGTGTTTCAATCTTGTCAATACATTCCTGCACAATGGCCTCGGCGAACTTTTCAGCAAACCTTCCGTAAGTTGAGAACTTGTCATCGACAATGTTCATTCCAGCCTGTTCTGCAAGTAGTTTGATTCGTTCGTTCATTGTTCAGTTCCTTTTGTACAAGAAATTTTATCTGGACTATAAATCATCACAAAGTTGCCAACTCCAAATGCTCCCAGTAAGCCTAGAAGTACAGTAAAGGCGCCAATGAGGGCAAACATGGTTCTCATTCTTCAACTCCGAAATGTTTCTTAATAGTATAAACACCACATTCCATTCCCATCTCCCACGCTTTTTCAACTTCGCCGCTGATATCAGTCACTGCGATTTCAGTACGGATTGCTTTCTCACATTCTCTAACAAGCAACTCGGCGAACTTTTCTGCCCACACACTAGTAGGAGCACTCCATTTGCCCTCTTTAGTTTGTTCTCTAGCCTCTACTAAAAGTTCACGAATTCGTTCGTTCATTTGTTTAATCCTGTAATCCATTCAGACTTGATACCTTTTTCATAGTAGTCTCTAGCCCTGCCTGAATAATAAAATACTTCATTACACATTGTACACTTATATCTGTGTAAGTCAATATCAACCGTCGTAGAAACAGTTTCGTATTCCCAATGACCAGTTGAGCCTCCTGAACTTGGATACCAGTCATCATCTTCAACCCACTCACTGGTTTCTCTTGTATGGGTACAATTCATTCTTCAACTCCGAAATGTTCTTCTAACTGTTCTGCCGCAAAATGATCGTCCAATGTGTCTTTCAGGAAATTACTACATTCTTTCACAATCGACTCGGCTAATTTTTCCAAATGCTCCTGTAGGACTTCACGGCATTCATTGCCGCTATCCCACCATTCTTCAATACCAGCCTGTTCAGCAAGTTCTTTAATTCGTTCGTTCATTCTTAAACTCCAAAATGTTTCTTAATATAGTCGCTGGGTTTTGTTTCTGTAGGATCCATATCTACAGGACATCCAAGTGATTCAAAAACATCAGCATAGTATCCACATTCCCGAACAATCAACTCGGCGAATTTTTCTAAGTCGCTTTCCTTAAACTTGATAGAGTTTGGACTACCGAGAAAACCGGTGTAAAATTCTCCGCCAGCCTGTTCAGCAAGTTGTCGAATTCTTTCGTTCATACCAGCACCTCATAGGTCACAAATAAACAGGTCATGTGTATGGCCTGATCCAGGCCAATCACCACGAAAAACCAATGCCGCTCACCCCGTTTCCACAGAGCAGATGTTGCACGACTGGTGCAGAAATCTGTGACAAAGTGCAGGGCTGCATTGATCACAGCAAACACCACACCAAACGGAATCAGAAACAAGCCATACACCGACACATGCCACAACAGGATAGTGCTATCCCGACCCTTGTTCAGGGCCACACGGTCACTCTGCATGATGAAGTCTGCCACAAAGTGAACCCAGATCAGGGCCAGTGCAGTGGTCAAGGTCATGTTAGCTCCAATCTTTGAAACTGCCCGACAGCTCGTTGTATTTGTAACCAGCCATATACTCCTGATATTCTGTGGTGCCGGGCTCACACACAATGCGCTCACTCATGTAAGTGTCACCTACAAAATAATGCGGCTCTGGTCCACGATGGTAATAACTGTCCGCAGCACCGCGATCAAACGCACTACCATGACGCACTTTGGTAAAGTCTGGATGTACGGCTGTGGTCATCGTTCTCTCCTTAGCGCAGGGGTTTTTCCAACATCTTGATCGTGGATTCCAGGTCCTCGCGAATGCAATGCGAAGTAGCCAGGCAGTAGCCCAATGCGAAACAGATCAATCCAATGCAAATCACGCTTTCAAACATATCAATCTCCTTTTTCAGTTTATGTCCATATTATAGCATTTTGGCAATTATTGGTCAACCGACGTAGACTGCAAAACTGCGGGCATGCGTTTTTTTGCAATAGCATGCCATGCTATCGTAGCGTGGGCCACGGAACCGGGTAACCACACAGCGACCAGGAAAAGCATCACGCACTTCCTGACGAGCCTGAACAAGGTATTCCATGGGAACATTTTTGATCACAGACTGCTCGTTAGCAGGGCTACGATATTGAGCGATGAATGACATTCCAACTCCTTTTTGCGTTAACATGTCCATATTATATGGGAATGGCCATTTCTGGTCAACCGCTCAATGCGTGTTCAGCGCAGGGCCAAACTCGCGGATGATTTCACGTTCCCGCGCATGGGCGGGCTTGCGTCCACGCACCAGTTCCAGCAGCCCGTAAGTATGGGCCAGGGTGCCATGCTCGCGTATGCTGCGGCACAGATCCCAATCCCGACCCTCTGTGAGCGCACGGCGCACATGCTTCTGGATGCGGATTTTCAGCGCCCGGCGCACATTGCGCCCGCACACGGTGATGCCCACATACTGCTGGCCCGTTTTGGTGTTGGTGATGCAGTACACCGCATGGGTAGTGTCCTGGCGGCGCTTACGGTTTGTGTTTTTCTTTAGCATGTGCATAGTATAGCAAATGGGCCATTTCTGGTCAACCTGCAAAACCCTATAGGTTAGTGGGCACTAACCCCAGAAAAACCCTTGGAATTCAAGGGTTTTTACACCACTTTTTGGGATGTGGCCTGGGCTGTGGTGTACTGGGTAGCGCCCGTGTTGGCTATGGGAACGGCTGTGATGTTAGACACCTGTGATTCTACGATTATTCCCGAATTTTGCAACAATACCTTATTCCGGGACTCGCGCATGGTACTGATCACTGCCTGACCCCCGATAGCATTGGTATTAGCGATACTGGCAAAATAATAGGCAGCACCACCTTCTTGTATGTCCAACGCATATTGTGGTAAATTGGTCACTAGAGATGTCTTATCGTAGTTAGATATCAGGGTAGCAAAATTGATATTAGTCAATGCTAAATTATAATTCTCTCGAGCCAGTTGTTCGGCCATGTCATTGAAGTTGGTATTGGCTTGTCCACAAAGAGTAGCATTGGCAGAGATGATAGCGGCCACCGCGGTCTGTAGGGCTTGGTTAAGTCCACCAGCACTGGAGAATGCCAAAGACTGTGCATCTTCAGCAGAGATACCGCTGCTATAGATACCAGCACCAGGAAAACCCGGAGGTATAGTCACAGTATAATCATAAACAGGAGGAGGTCCAGGACTGAGTTCTGTGGCTTCAGTATACACTCCATTGAGACAGTTTTCCATCACTGTGTATACCCCAGTGGTTCCATTAGTAAGGCTGTTTAATGCTCCGCTGGCCACAAGGGCGTTGATAATGTTATTGGTGCTGTTAAGCGCATCTGTGTTGATCCAGCCTGTGGGACTACCGATTACGTCCACAAGTCTCAAAGTGCTGTTGGGACCGGTACCTTGCACATATTGTTGTGTCCAATAAGTGATCACATCCTGAGGCAATGGTTGTGTCAAGGCATTGATCTGATCCAATCCCACATTGCTCTCAAGTCCAGCGGTCGCAGTTGAAAGGGCTGTGAGATTGCTATTAAAAATACCCTTGATCTGTTGTAAGGCGGCTTCTAGAGCTTTGTTGGCCAAGGCCTGGTCAGATGGTATGATTTTTCGCAGTGGATCGTATGTGCTCATGTCTGTGGTTTAACTTCCATGTTCTGTAACGGATTGCCTTGTAAAGGTACCAAGACTGACAGTGGCAGCGTGGTTTCAAGATTGGAATTCACTGTACCGGTAGAATTTAAATAGATTCCTCGCAATCCGTCACTGGTAGGTGCGTTAAACGTATTAAAACTATTTGGAAAAGTTTTTGCTGGATTCAAAAGATCCGCCATGGTTTCCAAACCAGGAGTCTGCACACGCAACAGACTCAGCACTTCCAATAGATCTTGTCCTGTGACCTGTGTCATGGCCTCATAAACCTTTTTTTCCTGGGCGTCTGTGAGGCCTGTGGTTGACAGGTTAGCGAAATCAGTTTGGGTCAATCCCACATTGAGTAGGGCTGTGTTAAGCCCAGCCGGTATGCTTGATACATCCAATAACTGTTGTAACAATGCCTGTGGACTTCCGAGATTGTAGAGATTTGATAGGTTGATAGCCTGTCCTAATCTTCCTAGATCAAATGCAAATGCAGAAAATGCCTGTGTTACACTACTGACACCTCCGGTGATAGCGTTGTCTACTGTGGTAAATGATATTGCACTAGATCTACTGTTGGCCGCAGCCACAGAATTTATCAGTTCATTGGTGGTCGATATTAATCCTTGTGCTATGCCTAATACTTGATCAAATTTTCCTAGATTCCCATTGCCCATGATATTACCGGCCTGTGCCGTGATAGCATTAGTCATGGTTGTACCATAGATACTGGTATAGGCAGCGGGCAAGCTGTTGGTAAGCCAGGGCGCGGTGCTGTTGACCACTGAGTATGTTATAGCACCACTGGCATTTGACGAAGCCAAAGATACTATGTTAGCAAATCTACTGACAAGGGAGTTCGATGTATAAGTGCTGATGGCATTGCCTAAGGCAATATTAGAAGCCAATGTAACGCCGCCTACATTGCCTAGTATACCTGCTCCGGCAATAAGGTTGACCGCGCTGTAGACAGCTGTGGTGCGTACCAGCAGTACATTCGCGGCCATGTAGTGTTATCCCATCAAGATTTTGTTAGTGACTGGTTTGATACCAGTGGTTGCTTCAATGTAGCTGTCACACACCTCTTGGCGGCTGGGTGCGATCATGCTCACTGCTGATTTATTTAGCGACACGGGTTTGTCAGGATCTGCGGTAAACATACCAAAGATCATCTGGATACCTTGGGCACTGGGCACCACAACCAGTGGACGGCTAATGATGTAAGCATCGTCATCTTCATGAGTGATGCGTGTGACGAGTTCATCGCCGTTGGAGATCTTGATAGTGTAAGTCTGGTCTAAAGTGATATTCATTGTTTTCCTAAGTGTTTGTGTAGTTCTGAGAACCCGCCGATGTACTGCTCGTCTAAGAAGATCTGCGGCACTGAGCGGGCGTTGGGCACTGCATCTAATAACTGCTCTTTTGTGGCGTTGTAACCGATCTTGCGTTCTTCAAATGGTATGTCCCGTGCCATCAAGAGATTCTTGGCTTGATCGCAGAATGGACAGGCATCCTTGCTCCAGATAATTGCTTTCATGTTGGTTCCTATAGCGTTGGTAACTGGTCGTAATCCAGTTGGTCTGACATGATCCCTATAACATAGTTAGTGCTCTCTGATTCTTGCAGTGCAGTTTGTTTGCTGCTGGTGTTCACATGCTTCATGAACCAGGGGATCGGGGTGGATTTGGGATGCGGTTGGTCATAGCGTATGCCAATGTCTTTGAGCGCATTGAAGGCAGTGAAGTCCACAAACTCGCGCAGGATGTTGGCGTTGAGTCCGATAACTGGACCTTTCTTGAACAAGTAATCAGCCCATTCCTTTTCCTCTCGGATCACATCCAGATACATCTGATACACTTCGGCTTCACATTCCTGTTTGGCAGCAGCAAAACGCGGATCCTCTTTGACCACCTGATTGATCATCCAGGCTGTCCAATCCTTGTGCAAGATCTCATCCTGCAGGATCAGGCTGATGATGTTGCCGTTGCCGATAAAGATACGGTTCTCTACCATGGCCAAGCTCGTGGCAAACGATACCATGAAGCGGAATGCTTCCAGGGCATAACTGGCATTCAGTGCCAACCATATGGCTCGGATGTGCGCTTCTTCTTTGACAGAAACTGCCAATTCTTTTTCGCAGTTGACCGTGTGCAGGTGATCATAGTACCGGCCCACACTACTAGCCATGCTCACGATCTCCTGCGTGTCATGGATGGTGTTGAACACATCCTTGGGCACGTTGTAGATATTGCGTATGATGTGGCTGTAACTGCGACTGTGGATGTTGGTTTCAAAGAAGCCCCAGTTATACATCAAGGCCTCCAACTCAGGAATGCTGCACACTGGCGTAAACACCTGTGTGGGACCACGACCTTGCAGACTATCCAAGGCTGTTTGACGCAGCAGGTTACTAGTGAAGATATGCTTCACTGTGTCAGACGCTTCTTTGAAGTCATTGCTGTCTTTGGTCAAACTGATCTCTTCGGGGATCCAAAAGAACCCACGTGCTTCTTGTTCAAACTTGACCAGCTTGTTGTACTTGACTTCTTCAAAACGCTGGAT